CGGCACTTCAACAGGATCGCATGGACGCAAATCCACACGCTTATCTTTTGGACTTGCAATCACACCAGCAAAACCGATTTCAGTCCACTTGAACACATGCAGCGCACGAGTAATACGGATGCTTTTGCCGACCACCGTATCAACTTGTTCGGTATCGCCAGCAAAAATCCAGCCGGAATTCACCACTACAACTGCACGATTGCCTGCGGCTTTAACGGGCGCGTATTCAATACCATCAATTACGATTTTGTTCATTTTCAATCTCCTTTATTTGAATGGTGGGGTACTCGCTGCGTCTGGGTAACTCGTCACGCTTTAGAGTGCGTGATTTCCGTCCAGCATCCGCTTTCCCCCGTTGATCAAAAGGGCAAATCGTCATCCAAGTCAGACATATCGCCAGCCTTTTTCTTTACCGGCTGATCTTTGTTTTTGTGCTGCATACTGCAAGACATGAATTTGCCCTTTGCGCCTTCTCTGATCCAAGCTGATATCCATATCGGTTCGCCCATCAAATCAAGACCGTCACCCCTGTAATCGGGGTGATTGTCGGTTTCTTTCTTTTGATTCTTGAACAGCGTAAAGCTGCCGGGTTTTGGTATGTAAGCCATGATTAGCCTTTCTTCAATGCTGCGCGTTGTTTGGAATCAAACCGTGACCACAATGCCGTTTTTTCGTCGGCATCAAGGTTTTGATCGTCAATGTATTTTTTTGCACTTTCAATATCGTTCAGATTGATTTGAGCAACAACCTCCTGGGCAATGTCAGACAAAAATTTTTGTTCGTCGGCAGGCATTGTGTCCCACACCGAAACAGCTATCGACTTGGGTGCTGATTTGGTGGCCGCGTTGCCGTCGTCATCTTCCGGCGCAACACCGCAGGCAGCAGCCAGGCTGTAGCGGCGGGCATAGGTCAAAGCTGATCCGAAACCCTGTGCGTCTGCCTTGCTGACCGGCAAGTTAAGCACACCGCATGACAGCCACTCGCCGGATGCGTGCATCAAGATCGTTTCGACGCGCACTTCATCCTTGTCGCTAGGTTCGATCCGCTGAACGTAGCTTAGTCCGCATTGACCAAAGGCGGGACGGATCGCCTCAACCACCGAGGACAGGTCAGCGTATTTGCTTTTGAAGAATGGATTGGCGCTGTCTTTGATTGCGCCCTTGATGTTCATTTGCGCCATTGCGAGCGCGGTGGCTAGGTTGGTGATGGATTCGGATTTGTTCATGCTATTACCCCCGTGATAATCAATAAGAAAAGTAAGGTGAAGCCGATAGCCACTGCGCGATCCCCGTTCATATTCCGAGTTTCCTGTTGAAACGTTCGTAATCAGTGTCGCCAGGGCCGACCCACCGCTCCCACTCGCGGGATTTCATCTCGCGATCCGCGTCGAGCTCTTCTTGCGTCATGGGCAACGTAAAGTGATTGCCCTCGGGTTTGCACGTTCCCCATGCTGCACGCTCAAGGTTGCAGAACGTCGGCAGGACGTGCCCGCTGATAGGCGAAAACTGCGGCTTGCGGGTGCATTCGGACGCTTCAATGTTGTCGGCGTTTTTCTTGTAGTGAGCGCAATTTTTGCAGAGGTTCATGGTTGTCTCCTGTTGTTGTCAATTGGTTACTGCAAGACGGACTTTACTTAGCTAGTGGCACAATGTCAAGCATTGTTGCAAAGGAAAATTGTAAAGTATTCTTAACTAAATCAATCCCGCTTGACAAGATAGATTGACACAGGTTAGGATGCTTTGCAAGTTATCTTTAACCCTATGAGGAACGACATGAAAATCGCACAGGCAGAAGCACACTTCGGCAACCGTCGCAAACTAGCCGAGGCATTGGGCATTACGAGCCAGGCAGTAAGCCAGTGGGCGAAGCGCGGTCAGATACCTGAGGGCATGGCATACAAGTTGGAGGTAGTCACAAACGGCGCTCTGAAGGTCAATCCTACTGACTACATCCCCGTTGCTCAGATGGTGGCTGAAATCGTCCCACAGCAATGAAATTCCTCTCTGTCTGTAGCGGCATTGAGGCGGCTTCCTGCGCGTGGGATTGGGAAGCTGTTGCTTTTTCCGAGATTGAGAAGTTCCCTAGTCAAGTTTTGTCATATCACTACCCCGAAACCCCGAATTGGGGCGACATGACCAAGTTTAAGGAGTGGCCCGATGCAAATGTCGATGTTCTCGTCGGAGGAACACCCTGCCAATCATTCTCAGTCGCAGGACTGCGAAAAGGACTGGATGACCCGCGTGGCAACCTCATGCTCACGTATCTTGCCATTGCTGCAAAGTATCGGCCCAAGTGGGTGGTTTGGGAGAACGTCCCCGGCGTGCTATCCAGTAACGGAGGACTCGACTTTGCCAGCTTCCTTCGAGGGTTGGGCGAATGCGGGTATGGGTTCGCCTACCGAGTTCTTGACGCTCAGTATTTCGGAGTTCCACAGCGCCGCAGACGCGTGTTCGTTGTCGGATGTTTTGGAGACTGGAGAAGTGCCGCAGCGGTTCTTTTTGAGCGCCACAGCTTGTCAGGGAATCCTGCGCCGAGCAGAGAAAAGAGGCAAAGTATTGCCGCCAGCACTGGAACAGGCGCTGCAAACAGTAACTGGCCTGCCGAAATAAGTAGCACGCTTGACACAACCTTTGGTACAAAACAAGGCTTAGAGAATCAGCACATCAATGCCGGTTGCCCGATGTTTGTTCCAGCGCAACCTATTGCACTTGCTGAGAACACCATTGGAAGACAACCGCAAAACGGTGGCAACGGTGATGGCTTTACCGATGGCGGTCCAATGTACACTCTCAATGCCACAGGTGTGCATGGTGTGGCGCAGCAGATTGTATTTAGCGGTCAAATGTCAAACCCGCAAACAGATGTGGACATGACGCAAACCTTGCAAGCCAAGAATCCGATGGCGGTTTGTCTTGGCGGTCAGCACCCAAATGCAGGAATTGGCATTGATCAAAGCCCGACATTGACAAACGCAATGGGCGCTGGTGGTGGTCATATTCCAATTACAAATGCCATGCAAGTGCGCCGTTTGACCCCTGTGGAATGCGAGCGCCTCCAAGGCTTTCCTGATGGCTACACGGACATAAAGCTAAAAGGTAAGCCTACCCCTGACGGCCTACGCTATAAGGCGCTAGGAAACTCTATGGCAGTCCCTGTGATGCGGTGGATTGGGCAGCGAATTGAGGCAGTTGACAGGATCAAATAATCATGTCAATCTACCATTGCTTGAAAAAAAATCAGGCCGCGTGTGGAAGCGCGAATGTATCCAAGCGAACCCCTACGCATGGGTTTCGGTTGTGTTGAGCATCTTGGATACGCTCACCTCCACCGCGACTTGAAACCCAGCCGTAGGGGTTTTTTTATGCCCGAAAGGATTGATGTGAATTTTTACCCGTTTCACATTGGCGATTATCTAAGCCAAACAGCGCACCTGTCCGATTCCGAGGACATTGCTTACCGGCGAATGATTGATCTCTACTATCAATCCGAGAAGCCTTTCACCGATGTTGCATGGGTTGCCAGGCGAATCCGATCCACGGTAGAGATCGTGTCGCCAATACTGGCTGAGTTTTTCGAGCACCGCGACGGGGTGTGGCACAACAAACGTTGCGACGAGGAATTGGCCAAGTATCACGCGATGCAGGATGGTGGAAGGAAGGGTGCGGCAATGAGGTGGGCAAAGCCTAGCGATAGCCCCCCTATCCCCCCCCTAAACACCCCCCAATGCCAACCAAGAACCAAGAACCAAGAACCATTAACCAAGAACCAAGTAACTACTACACCGCCTGACGGCGTATCACTTGCAATTTGGCAGGATTTTGTTTCTCTGCGGAAAGCTAAGCGAGCTGCGGTTACAAAAACCGCTTTACAAGGGATTGAGCGAGAGGCACAGAAAGCAGGCTTAACCCTACAGGCGGCTTTGCAAGAGATGTGTGCAAGAGGGTGGACGGGATTTAAGGCTGAGTGGCTGCAAAAGAAAGGCAGCTATCACGAATCGTTGACAACAACTGGATCATCAATTTTTGGAGGTGTTCGCCATGAAAGAGAGATTACCGGAAGCGTGGATCAAGAAAATCTTTCAGGTAATGCACGCCCACTACGGCTCAAAGTGGTTACGGATGTGGATGACGGGCCAGGTAGTTGATGGCGAGGATGTTGGGATCGTGAATGCTTTGCAGATATGGGCTGAGAAGCTCGCAAATCAGCGTCCTGACACCATTAAGCGGGCTTTGGATAGTCTGCCCCTTGAACCGCCGACGTTGCCTCAGTTCGTCGAATTGTGCCGGTCACATTGGACACCGCCGGTAATGTTGGAGGCCAAGATCACGCCGGAGGAAATTTCCCGCAACAAGGCAAAGATCAAAGCGATTCTCGATGGTATGAAAAACAAACAGGTGCAGCGATGACTGATCTCGAAATTATGCAAGCGTATCTAATGCTGAAAGTGCGCCAAGCTGATTGGCATGGCGTAGCAGATGCCGCAATGGATATTCGGGAGATGGAAGCCCGCAAAGCTGTAGAGCAAAAAAATGAAGTGGCAGGATAGGGTAGCAACAGCAGTGCGCGTGCAAGGAATGACGCGAGAAGAACGGGCAACAGCAATGCCCGAATCAGCGGCAAT